TTTACTGTAGGTTTACCACTTTGCGCTCTATTTCTACTCATAACTTTACATCATACTTCTTAGGTTATAAACTTATAGCCAAGAGAGTCCGCCCAAGCCCCTCATAGAGTTTATCAAAGGTTGTGTTGACCAACCCATCAATTCATAATATGGTGTTACTTTTTTAATAACGAATCTTTCACATAGTATTTTGTAACCTATATTTACTATACCCGTTATATCTTCCGGTTCGTCAAATGCTACATACTTACCTTTATCGTCAAGAGTAACTTTAAAGAAAGAACCACTATGATAACCCTTACCTAGATTTTCGTTAGCCCATGCCGCACCTGCACTAGAACCGGATAAAACTTTGTAGTCACTTAAATTTCTATCTAATTTACCCTTCATACAAATACTGTTAATATCTACAGTACCATTTACTATGCTCGTTATAATAGGTTTAAGTTTGTCGTTAACCGCTAATTCATTTTTACCATCTAATATCATCTGTATAGTATTTCCCATAACCTCTTTCATAATAGGAGGCATACGTGATTGTTTCATTTCTATACCTTTGATATACATTTTTGGTTCGTGGAACTGACCATCAGTCCATGTAACATTTCCGGCGTATCTATTCTTAGCCATCAAAACCATAGACGAACACCACTTCTCAAACTCAGTTTCAATAGGGTGCATTGTAGCGTTGATTGTGGCTATCAAATCCTCTCCGGCCTGTGGACTATCTATTACACAAAACACACTGTCTGTATGGCCGTAAAGCACCTTAGAACCGTTGTCTTCAGCACACTGTTTGAGCCTACCTAGAGTAGCCCTAGAAGTATAAGTAATTGAAGCCGCTACATCGGGATGATACAAGCCGTATTTTGCATCTCCCGCCACACCATACATAGATGCTACTAAAGACTTACAAGCGAACTGCATTGTATCCCATTTATCATAGTTACTACGGTCAGATTTCATAAGTTTTTTATATATATTCCTAGTTTCTGTCATGTAATCCATTTGTCTAACTAGAATACCTTTATCACCTTCTGAAAACTTAGTACCATTACCACAATCTTTACCATTTTTATCAAGAGTATCCCAAGATATATTGTATAGAGAAGCATTACTGTGATACATAGCCTTAATATCTAGGATACCTACGTTCTGATATACAGATGGTTCTACTTCCATAACTTCTGCCCCCATGTAAGGTTCGTACTCAAACTGTGGCTTAGTAGGTATTCTTAGATTTGTCTTAGGGTCTAGTAATACTAAGTTAGAAAACATCTTTGTAATAAATGGGGTAGAACGTATGTCACATTGTACAATATGTTGTAGTGATGTGTAATACTCTAACGCATTTACTTTAGAGTCTAATTTAGGTAACAATCTTACGTCTTGTCTAGCGTAGTGTAAGTACAGTGGAGGGTCAGTAAGATAAGTGTCGTGTCCGTCGGGTAACTCAATCTTCTTTTCTCCTAAAACTTCATGTGCTACATCATCTAATTTGTAAGAAGGTAATTTACCATTCTTCATTTCCCATATTTTAGAGAAGCCTATCATCAAATCTATACAATTTCTACCGACAATAGGTTGTTCCCAATCTTTGTAGGTATAATTTATTCTTCTATATGGACTCATAAGAGCAGGGTTAATATTACAAGCCCTACATCTTTCTATAATAGTTCTTATGTCAGCACCTACTACAAACCAACCCGTAATTATATCGGGGTCTTGTTTATTCATGTGACTTAAGAAATGCTCTAACATATCTTTTTCGTCGGGAAAGCCAATAGCAGGTGTTTCATAAGTGTAATCGCCGTATTTATTAAACATTTTTATTTCTGTTAAAGTTTTGTCTACAAACCACACATATTCTTTACCCGTAAAAGAATCATTAACCACTATAATTCTCATCTTATTAGTAGCAGGACTCCATTCGCAATCAAGATACCAAATTCTATGCTTATAATTCTTGTAAGGTTCATGACCATTGTTTACTCTATCAACCAATACTCTATTAACATAAGGTATATTTGCTTCCCATGTAGGTATATGTGGGTTTTGATTCTTAAAATCATATACAAACCTAGGGTCTGATACTAGAATCTTAGTTAAGTCTTCTCCATAAACACCTTTGTACCCACTTTCTTTACTAGAGGCAGAAATGTCTATAGCATCTTCATCTGTTATAAAAAAATAAGGGCTATAGTTAGTTAGTTTATCGGTCTTACGAACACCTTGCTCATCTCTATATCGTACATTAACTGTACGTCCTCTACCTTGAGTAACTATCACACCTATTCCTCATTAGCGTTAAGGATTCTCTTATGTACTCTTGTAGGTATTTCTAATTTAGTTAACCATTGGTTTATAGCAGTAGGACTAATATTAAATTCTTTACCTATGTCTTGCATAGACCTACCTTGTACCACATAAGCATCATGTAACCATAGTGGGTCGCGATATTTCTTTGGCTTATTCTTTTCTATTAAAGTAATGTTAACACTATATCTTTCATTTTGTGCAATAGCATCACCATCTACACCAAGATTAATCATACCTCTTAGAGTATCTATTACGTCTGTTATTAATTCTTCATCATACATTGTTGTACTAATCATTTTATTCACCTATTATACTTGCTTGGAAGACATAATCTTCTGACCCTAAATCTATCAGCATCTTAATCCCTTGTTCGGGGAACTGATAAAAATAGAGTGTGACAGAACCATTCATATGACTAAATAAATTTTCAAGACCTCCTTCAAAGGTAGCCTCCCATTCTTGTGTATAGTCATCTTCGGTATAAGTAGTATTACTTTGTAGTTTGTATATTGTTTGACCCTTTAATTCTTTACCTGTTTTTACAGAAAAGCCGCTACTACTAAAAATAAAAGTATAACGGTTAAATTTTTGACCATTCATTGAATCGCAACGTAGAGCCTCAAACAAAGTGTTTCCATCTGTCATATGTTTAAAGAAAGGTTTTATTGTCTCATTTGTTTTGGAGACATAATTATAACCACTATCGTCCTTAACAAAGGAGCGTGATATTGCCAAAGATTTAGTAGTCCATTCCATTAGTGTTGCAGGATTATGAGGATAAGCAGTAGCCTTAGTAGAGCCCGTAATAGTAGTTTGTTTACTTTTAGATTTAATCTTTACTTTATCACCTACCGAAGACAACGATAGTGAACCGCCGTGATACTTTAATATTCCTAGAAAATCTTTAATGTTAGTAATTGGTATTTCTTTATCGCCTACTTTACAAGTAGCGAAACAAGTAAATCTGTTTAAAGAAGTTACACCATCCTTAACTAAAGAAACAACCTTTACTTTATTATGTTCGGGTGTCAGAATACAAGAATGTATTTGGTCTTGTTGTTTACCCGCTATAGTTTGCGGTCTTCTGACTTTCTCCAAGAGAATCCTAAGAGTATCACAATCAATTGTTATCATTCTTAGCACCTTCTGTTAGGAAAGGTAAGCCGAACCATTTTACTTTAGCATCTTTAACGCTTAAAATAGTATGTGTACTACCTACATATTCCATATTACTACCTTTCATTTCTTCTATAGTAGCCTTAACTGCCCATTCACCATCTGCTAGAGATTTGTCACCCTTTACACCGGCGGCCATGTCAGCCTTCTTCATGTAGCGGGATAGGAATATCTGTTGAGAGAATCTACGCATAGTACCTTTCTCCCAATCCGGTCTTTCTCCAACGGCCATAAGAACTTTCTTACCTGTACCGTCATCCATATATTGTTGTACTGCCTTCAAGTGGAAGGTGTTGAATATTTTAGAGACAGGTAGAGCATGAAGTCTATCAAGAACGTCACGATTTAGTCTGTTACGCTCTCTCCATTCTTTCTGATTAAATGAGTCATCTTCGTTCTCAATGATACCCTTTGCTAGTAGAGACTGTCTCATAGCAAACTCACACCATTTAAGGAATGTAGAGCCACCATCAAAAATTATACCACCGTGTTGTTCCGGTTGTTCTGCTATATCTTCTGCTAGAAGATTGATAAACCACTTTGTCTTGTTGATAAGAGCCATGTGGTTTACAGAATTATCTTCATGATAGATAGAATCATCAGACTCATCTAGTAAAGGTATAACTCTAATGTTATCCGCATTAGGGTATAAATATTCTACTGTAGCACCTGCTGAATTATCTATATCTAAGATAGTAATAGTTTTACCGTTATCTATTTCTGCTTCTAATAGAGAAAGAGCAAGACCTGTTTTACATGAGTTTTCATGTGCCACAAGAGCCATTCTATATTTCTGAGATGTAGTTTTCTTAGTATCTAAAAGCGACCTATAATAATCGCGGTCATATAATTGCGTCGGTGCTTTTGCTACTTCTTTTTTGGCTACTGTGTTGTTTGTTTGATTTCCCCAAGACATATTATTCCCTCATACTTCTTTGCTTATAAACTTGTCAGCAGGTAGACCTACTAACGCATCTGATAATAATACTAATACCGCTATAGATACCGCACTTCTTATAGAATTTATAGTGACATCAACAGGGTCATAGACTCCTTTTTCTTTCATGTCAAAACCTAAGTCAGCATCTTCATCGTATTGTATTTTAGGATACTGCATTATCCCTGCATTATCTAGTAATGTTTCTTCGGGCATAACAAATGCTTCTTTTATAATCTCTAAAGAACTTTGTTCTCCAAAATGTCTAAGTAACACACCACCACCTGCAATTACTCCGTTTCTTTGTGCGGCCCTAACTGCGTTTACTGCATCATCTATTCTTTCTTTACGCTCTCGTAATTCTATTTCTGTATTAGCACCTACTTTAATGGATGCAACACCGTCAGTTAATCGTGCAATCCTACGGGTAAGTGTCTGCTTTTCCCAATTATTGTCACTATCATCTAATTGTTGATATAATTTATCAATATGTTTTTCATCCCTAGTATCTTTTTCGGTAAGCAACATAGTAGTATCTTTAGTACAATCTGCTTTTAGTACAAAACCTAATTGATTTTCTTTAACCTCTAAAATATTATCACCTAAAATCTTAGAAAACATATGTCCACCTGTCACTGATTGTATATCCTGTAACCAATCTTGTTGTCCTTGACCCATACCTGCCGTCTTTACAATACAGGCACTTATCTTTCCTTGTACTACATTAATAAGTATATTAGGTAACATAGCAGGATTATAGTCAGAGCAGAAAATCATTAGTCCTCTACCCGCTTTCATAGAAAGTTCAAGAGCAGGTACTAAACTTTCAAAGTTATCTAACCTGTCACTTGTTAATAAAACATTAGAGTTTACTAAATTCTGTGTAAAGTAAGGGCTAACTGCACCCGACTGTACTTCAAGACCGGATTCTATATTATATATAGTATCGAAACCACTACCGGCCTCTACTGCTATTGCACCTTCCGAACCTACTTTGTCCATAACTTCTGCTATCAGATTACCTAAGTCTTCATCGTTGTTAGATGCTATGATAGCAACATTCTTTAACATATCTTTGTCATCAGTAACAGGAATTGCTTCTTCTAATAATTTATCTATGATAATTTCAGCCTCTTCTTTTATAGCGTTAGTTAAACCTACTGCATCTTCTCCTCTATGGATAGCATCATACCCTATATTACATAGGGCTTGCGCTAATAATGTAGCAGTAGTAGTACCATCACCGGACTTATGTTGTGCTTGTGATGCCACTTCCTTAATTAAATCTATACCCATTTGTACATAGGGGTCGGGGTCATTTACTGCTTTAGCAATAGTAACTCCATCATTTAATATAAGGGGGAAAGTATCTTCTCTTTGTATAATTACAGTTCGGGCGTTTGGCCCTAGAGTTCCTTTAACCGCATTGGCTACTTTGTTTACTCCTTGTAGTAATTTGTTACTTGCTTCTTTACCTGTTATTAATGTTTTCATTTATATCACCGCTATAATATCTGAGAATTTACAATACTTAGTAATACCTTCTGTCTTTAAACTATCTGATTCAATAAGAACCCTAGAACCTACACTTATTTGTGTAGGAACTAGAGAACCTATTGATAGAACGGAGTAAGATGTATTTATGATTAAGCCGCTATCAGACTGTGGGGTTGGTTCAACAATAACATTG